GGGGGGGGCTGTGGGCTCCCGGAGGGGGACGAACCCCGCCGCAAACTCATCAAGGGTGCCTACCAGCTCCACAGGTACAAAGGCACACCCTGGGCAATACGCGAGATTGTGCGCCGTCTCGGGTTCGGTGAAGTGGAAATTATCGAAGGGCTTAGTAATAAAAAGCATAACGGCGAAATCCACCGTAACGGTAGTTATACACACGGGCATACAGACCGTTGGGCACATTACCGCATCATTATGACCAATACCATCACCAACGATCAGGCAGCCTTGCTGAGGCGCACATTGCGGGCATTTGCACCTGCCCGATGTGTTTTGGCGGCATTGGATTACCAACACGTCTCCTTGAGGCACAACGGACAAGCATTAAGGGACGGCACGTTTAACCGAGGTACAGCATAGATGGCAAATTTAAGCGAGATGAGCCGCTGGGAGGCGGGCATTTATCAATGGGAGACCTCCGACCCTGTACAGGGCGGCCCTAACGGTATCGACAACCGCCCGACACGGGAGCTGGCAAACCGTACACGCTGGCTTTATGACGAGCTGGGCAGAGTAAAAGCCCGCATGGACGACCCCAATTTTTACAAAAGCATCACCGTATCCGACAGCAAAGCATTGTTTGACGCGAATAATTATCTGCAAATCGGTGCTGATGCCGCAGGCGGCTACATCCGCAATAAAAAGACAAACAAGGGCATACAGATTAAGAATGATGGCACGCTCCAGTACGACGGGTCAGACATTATTACCGCCAGAAAAGTAAGCCACAGCCCCGATGACTACACGGTTGCAACCGTCCCATCATCGTTTGCGCTCAATAAGGCGTTTGACAACTCAATCAAGCGCGGAGGAGCAATCGGGCTAGGCGGCGCGGCGCATCAGATTGCTATTGGCTGGGACACGCCCGGACTGGTCGCCAAAGTCGATAACAACGTGATGAATGTAGGCGTCCCCGTTGGTACCGTCGCCTACTTTGCCCAAGATGTCCCACCATTTGGATGGTTAAAAGCAAACGGCGCGGCAGTATCCCGTACCGTCTATGCCAACCTGTTCGCCGCCATCGGTGAACGTTACGGCCGTGGTGACGGACGCACCACTTTCAACTTGCCCGACTTGCGCGGCGAATTTATCCGATCATGGGATGACGGCAGAGCCATTGATAGAAATCGTGCTCTAGGCTCATGGCAGGCTGATGAATTCCGCAGCCACAGCCACGGCATCGGCGTCAACCGCATGTCCGACACCGACAGGGGTAGTAATCCGTCAACCGTATCGGTTGACACTGTTGGCCAAACCGACCCGGCTGGCGGCATTGAAACCCGTCCTAGAAATATCGCCCTGCTGGCATGCATCAAGGCATAAGCCGCCTTAAACCGCTTAGAAAGGTAAAAAAATGACCCAAAACATCCAATGGACAAAACCCGTTTGCCAACTTGACGCCGACCATCTCTACATCGGCCAAACCACAGCCGATCTGGACATCATGGCACGCGACGGCAGCTATCTGATTCCCGCCGGTTGCATCGACACCGACCCACCTCAAATCAGCGCAGGCAAAACTGCCCGCTGGAACGGCGAAGGCTGGGATGTCATCGAAGACCATCGCGGCAAGACTGCCTACCGAAAAACTGATCGCACAGCCGTTATCATTGACCAAGTCGGCAGCCTTTCAGACGACCTGACATTTTTAAAACCTTCCTCACGGTTTGACGAATGGGATGGAGAAAAATGGATGGAAAACCAAGACAAAAAAGCACAAATTGAAGCCGAATTTTTAAACGCGTCCAAGGCTGCTTTAATCCGCGCCATCAACCGTCAAGCCCAAACCATTGTTGCCCAAAAATCAGGCATGGACGACCTCCCTGCCTTTGAAGTGCAGAGCTGGCCTATCCAGGCCGCCGAAGCCCGCGCATGGTCGGTAGATAAAAGCGCGGCCACGCCCGTTTTAGATCAAATTGCCCAATCGCGCGGAATAGATGCAGACAAACTCAAAGCCGCCGCCCTGCGCAAAACCGTTGCCTATGAGTCCCTCTGCGCTACCGTTGCAGGCAAACGCCAAGCCATCGAGAAACAAATCGAAGCCGCCCAAAACTTAGACGAACTCAACGTCATCAACACCGAAATCAATATCTGATTTACAAGGCCATCTGAAAATGAAATCAAACATTAAAGCCTACTTCAAGAATCTTGCCATTGCTGCCGACCAAACAATTAATGCCGTATTTGGCGGCTACCCGGACGAGACCCTGTCCAGCCGCCTCTACCGCAAAGATAACAATGCCCACTCGGGCAAGGCCTCAAAATGCTGGACATACGCACGAATTACCGTGGATAGACTCTTTTTTTGGCAAAAAAGCCATTGTCACGCGTCCTATCTGCGTGAAAAGGACAAAGCCCATTTTCCGAAAGAGTTGCAATGACGATCCGCACCGACTTTTCTGTCCGTCGAAACACGACCATGCCATTGACCTTTACCGTCCTCGACGCTAAAGGCAGACCGCATCCGACGCTCAAGCATTTGGACAGTGCCATTTTGATCATCCGGCTGATGTCCGGAGACACAATCACTGTTCCGCTGTCCGTCAAACACGGCGGTGTCGGCACGGTCTTGACTGCCGAGCAGACACGCAGTTGGACATGGCGGTGGGCACGGTATGAGGTAGCGGTTGAAGTCAAAGGCATCCGCTCCGTAATTTACGAGGGCAATTTGACTTTGGATAACGATTTGGGAGCGTGAAATGACAGAAATCAAAGGCGGGATTACCGTCAACGGCGGCAAAGTAGAGACCATGCCGGTCATACTGGACGGCAGAAAAAGCCTATATGAAGAGGCAATTGAACAAGGATTAATCGATAAAGACGAGAGCTACGAGCAATTTATCAACCTTTTGGCGGTTAAACCTTCCGAATTGGACAAAGTTGTCAAATCCGCTGTTGCCGAAAATCTGGAAAAGACTGTCAATACGGCAGTTGCAGCAGCAATCGGTATGTTGGATTTAAACAAACCGATTACACCTACGGATAGCCAACCCGCCGGAGATATATCAGACGCCACACTCGCAGAAATTAAAAAATTGTTAGGAAACAAAGAATGACACAATCCAACCTTGACCAGGCAACCCTAATCATCGCCCGCGCGACCGATGCCGCTCAAAAAGATGCGGCTGCCGCCAAAAAGCTGGCCGAATCTCCTGCCGTAGTCGCCACTATCGATACTGAAGGCCGTCTGACCCTCAATGGCACAGCGTCTGACATCCACCTCATTACACCCGCCAAGGTATCAGAAGCAGTAGGCAATGCCTTTGCCGATGTCAAAACACCATCGCTGATTATTACCGAGCAGGCCAAGTTCGAGGGCAAACAAATCGAGGCTGCCGCCAAGATTGCCATTGAAAAAGGCAAGTTCTACATCGAAGACGCCTTGACGCCTGAACTGCGCAAAAAAGTTTACGACGGTTGGTACAAAAACAATCCTTCCAAAAAAGACGCATTGAATATCGTCCGTCTGATTCAGGCATGGTACGACCGTCTGCCGTCTAACGTCTTTATTTCTTCGCGCGGTGGCTTTTTCCCAGTAACGAAGAACACAGGTTACAAGCCGGAATACTACGGCGCGGACGGACGGCAAATTTCCGTCGGCGGCATGATGCTGACAGTCAACGGCCAACAACCCTGTATTACCTTTCATCATTCCGTTTTTAATGTGTACGACTTCTCGTTGGCAGAATTTTGCGTGGAAGAAATGGGGCAGGACGTGTTTCACTTGTGTGACAAATCCGAGGGCAACACCATTTTGCACGGCGGTAAAAGTATTACACGCGCCTATAAGGACTATGGCTACATATCAGGCATGGCCGACCCTGACAAACGCTGGATTCCGCATATCGACGGCTGGACGCGCGAAAAACCGCACATCGGCACGGGTATGGCGCTGAAAGGTACGGCGGAGGCAGGTTTCAATACCACCACACTGTCCCACGATGTTGCCCGTTACATTAACAATTCGGCTGATACATCAGGCGTACAACAACCTGAAGGATATACACGCGAGAAAATCCGCCAACTGCACATTGACGAATCGAGCCAACGCTACCGCAGCGTCGGCGGCTACTGGAATTCAGACGGCCTGTCGCAATTCCCGCAAGATGACGGCACGGTTGCGCCCACATTCGGCCTCTGGCGCGGTGGTCAGGTATGGAGTCGCGGTTACGGTTGGCGACTGTTCGACTGCAGAGGCACAGAAATCCGCTACTTCGACGTACGGGGATTCACTGGCGGCGCAGTAATTGCAGGTTTACATGGTTCTCCGTCCGGAGAGGATGTAGGCGCCGGCGAAGTCGCCAAGGCCTACGAAAAAGGCATGGTTGCCGTCAACACTCGCATCACGGGCGGATACTTTAACCACAACTATACCTGCGGTGTGGAAGCAGTCCGCGTATCAGGCTACGAACTTTGCGGCATCTTCGCACCTGATTCTGTAGTCGGACACCCCGATGCGCATCTAGAACATGTGCGTGGCTGGAATAATTCCACCGTCAGCCTCGATCCGGGTTATCAGCAATGCACATCCCGATACCTGCCAATGGACAACCTATTCATCCACGACAACGTGTTCGGTTTTGGCAAGCGCAAGGTAATGGATATTCATACCGGCAACAACGTCAAAATCGTAAACAACAGTGGCCGTGCCATGTACTACGGCATTTCTACCGTGATCGAAGAAGTATTTGCCGCGACGGATGGACGCGCCTCAAAGATTGCAGACCCGTACAGTTTCTATTACCAAGACAGCAATATCGAAATTACGGGAAATACCATTGTCAGCGGCAATATCGGCATTCATCCGATTAATGGTGCATTGGGAGTGCTTTCCCGCCGCAATCAGAAGAAATGGTGGCTGCGTTGCCGTCAACTGATTAACGACAATACGGTCTATGCCCCGCGCGGTTTGCAATGCAACTACGGGCACAACCACTTTCTGATTGAACGCAACCAGTTTACGTTTGCCCTGCCGTTCGGCGATTTTTACGGCATGCGCTACGTTTCAGGATTTGCCGTTACCAATGGCGGCAGCGGCTACACCACCGCCCCCAAAGTCATCATCACAGGAGGCGGTGCGGAAGCCTTCGGTGCAGAAGGCGAAGCAGTAGTGAAAGACGGAAAAGTTACCGAAATCAAGCTGCGCCGCATCGGCAGCCGCTACGACACACCGCCAACCGTAACCCTCGAAGGAGGCGGTGGTACGGGTGCAACGGCTACCGCAACCGTCAACACATCGACATACGGCATGAGCGTGGGCGCAGAAGCGCGTTACGGCACAATGTTGGCTGCACAAATCCGAGGGAACTATATTCAAAACTCCCCCGACGGCAACTTCATGCGCCAGATGATAATCGGCAAGTTGCGCGGCTCGTCCATTGTCGGCAATCACTGCGATATTACCCCGGACAAGAACGCCGAGCCGGGCAAAACCGAAGCGGGG